GTCCCAGCGCAAAGCTAAGAAGTCACTGGTGATTACTCACCACTCTGACAGTACTCGAGCGCTGTTCGATATGACCAAGAGGTATCATGAGAACTGCCCAGAGATCCTAAAGCCACACACGAAGTACTCATCACGTCGAGAGTTGTCTTTTGACATCCTAGACAGCTCCTACGTCGTTGCTACAGCTGGCGGTGAGGCTGTTGGTCGAGGCGAGACGCTGACACACGTCCATGCATCAGAACTGGCGTTCTGGAGTAAGACAACAGCAGCTGACAACTGGAACTCGCTGACTCAGGCGGTACCTAACACGAAAGGTACAGCTATCTTTGTCGAGTCGACTGCAAATGGTGTCAGTGGCATATTCTATGATCTCTGGAAGGGAGCTGTATCAGGCACCAACGGTTACGTCCCAGTGTTTATACCTTGGTACGTCGATCCAGAGTATCGAGAGGAAGTACCAAAGAACTTTGAGAGGACACCAGAAGAAATAGAGTTGTCTGAGAAGTACGACCTAGACGATGAGCAGTTGATGTTTAGACGTCGTAAGATTGCACAGAACGGCATCGATCTGTTTAGACAGGAGTACCCTAGTGAACCTGAGGAAGCCTTCCTGACGACAGGTCGCCCAGTGTTTAACCCTGAGCAGCTCCAGAAGATGCTACCAGAAGCTCGAGATCCGCTTGAGCGTCTAGCTTTGGAAGGCGAAGAGTGGCTAAACAACACTCGAGGTGAGCTGACGATGTACAGGCGTCACGATGCCGGTGAACAGTATGTCATCGGTGCAGACGTCGCTATGGGTGTAAACGGAGGCGACTGGAGTGTCGCTCAAGTCTTGGACTCGAAGAAACGACAGGTGGCAACTTGGCGTGGTCGAGTACATCCAGATTACTTTGCGGAGATCCTAAACAGCTTAGGACACTTCTTTAACACTGCATACATAATAGTTGAGAACAACGGTCACGGTCTACTTACGTGTACGAGATTGGGCAAGGATATGGCCTATCCTAATTTCTTTACGGAGATCTCGGTAGACAAGTTGACCGAAAAGGAGACAATCAAGCTGGGCTTTAGCACAACTGCTAAGACTAAGCCTCTCATCATCGATGAGCTAAGAGCTTCCGTCCGTGAAGACGAAATAGAGATAAACGACAAGTTAACAATTAGAGAAATGCTTACCTACATAGTCACCGAGAGTGGATCTATGGAGGCAGAAGCTGGGTGCCACGACGACTGTGTCATGAGCCTAGCTCTAGCAAATCATGTGCATCAAGGTGCATGGGAACCAATTGAGGTTACAGATGATCACTACATTGAAATGGTCTGAACATGGATAAAAAAGATTACAAAAAGGTCGACGACGATAAGCTCGTCACGATACTAGATGACAGCATCCGTAGAAGTATCGGGTATTACGATAGCCAGATCAGCAGGGAAAGAAAGCGTGTTGTGGATTTTTACAACGCCAGTCTACCTAGACCAGTTCACGATGGTAACTCTAAGTATGTATCAATGGACGTCTATGATGCAGTAGAAAGCATGAAAGCTGCACTGCTGGAGACATTCTCTACCGGATACAAAACGGTACGCTTTGCAGCTCAGACAGGTGAAGACGTAAGAACGGCTGAGATCTGTACAGCGTATACCGACTTTGTTGCTAACAGACAGAACAACCTGTTCGAGACAATGCAGTCGGTTATCCACGACGGTCTGGTAGCCCGAGCTGGTATCTGTAAGGTTTACTGGGATGAGCGTGAGGACAGCTACCTCGAGCCAATCGAGGATCTCACTGAAGAAGAGTTCGACCAGATAATCGCGCAGCCAAACGTCGAGATCGAGGAAGTCGAACAGAATGAACTCGGGCTATACTCCGGTGACCTAAGAATATCTAAAGATGCAAGCCAAGTAGTCATCGAGTCGATTGCCCCCGAGAGCTTTATAGTTGAACCACAAGCAGTCGATTTGGACTCGGTTGGTTTCTGTGGACACCGCACCACTATGACAATCTCAGAACTTAGAGAGGCTGGCTATGATGAAGAACTTATCGCTAAAATTGGCGACCATGAAGACGTGGATATGGAAACAGATCCAGAGATCTTGGCAAGGCATGAAGAAATCGGTCAGGACAGGGGCTTCAATGCTAAGGGTTTCCAAGACCAAGTCCGATCAGTAACGGTTTACGAAGTATACATCGAGATCGACCTCGGTGACGACAATTCGGGAGTGGCTGAGTTATACAAAGTCATAAAAGCCGGTAACGTCATCCTACATAAGGAAAAGACAACACGGAAACCATTCTGTACATTTGTTCCACTCCCGATACCCCATGCATTCTACGGTAACAACTTTGGTGCAAAGGTCATACCAACGCAGACCGCACGTACAGTGTTAACTCGATCGATCCTCGATCACTCGATGATAACCAACAACCCACGTTATCAGGTGGTCAAGGGTGGTTTGACTAACCCAAGGGAGCTTATTGACAATCGCGTGGGAGGCATAGTGAACGTAAGCCGACCCGATGCGATAGCTCCGATGCCTCAGGCACCGTTGAACCCATTTATCTTTCAGACAATCCAGATGCTGGATGAGGACAAAGAAGAGAACACCGGTGTCTCTCGTCTGTCTCAGGGTCTCAACAAAGACGCTATCAGTAAGCAGAACTCAGCAGCGATGGTTGAGCAGCTGGCAACAATGTCGATGCAGCGTCAAAAGATTATCGCACGTAACTTTGCTAACTCATTCCTTAAACCTCTGTACCAGATGATTTACCAGCTGGTCGTCGAGAATGAACAGGAAGAGAAGATCGTTGAGATTGCCGGTGACTACGTACCGATCAGGCCAAGCGACTGGGGTTCGAAGCGAGATGTAACTGTAGAGCTTCACCTAGGTTACGGTGAGCAAGAACAGGAAGCTCAGAAGTACCTAGCGCTACACACGTTGATGTCTCAAGATCCTACGCTTGCTAAGATGTACCAAGCCCCAAATCAGTACAGGCTAATGAGCCATGTGATGGAGCAGAACGGCATTAAGAACGTCAAAGACTATCTGACAGATCCTCAGCAGTTACCACCAGAGCAACCAGATCCAGCTGGGCAGATGGCAATGCAAATGCAGCAGAAGCAGCTTGAGATCCAAGAGAGACAAACTGCTGTCTCTGAGATGAAAGCTCAGATGGACGCTCAGATTGCTCAGATGAAAGTACAGCTAGAGCAAATGAAAGCACAACAGAACTTCGCAATTCAGTCCGACAATATGGATCTGAAAGAAGCACAACTAGAACACAAGCAGATGGTCGATAAGGCCGAGCTAGAGATTGCGAGAACTGCTGACGACGTCAGAGCTATCGCTTCACCAACTGGGTAACACCAGTTTAAATTTAGGAGAGCATAACAAATGGAAAACCAACAGGACGAACTAATTAAAATTGGTGATGACTGTGAGACATTACTCAAGTCACAACCATTCATCCGTGTGATCAACAGCCTAACAGAAGGCTCCTTCCAAAGGTTTGTAAACAGCAAGCCTGAGGACAAGGAAGAACGTGACCACACTTATTACCACTATCGCGCCTTAGTCGACGTGGTGAATACATTGAAGCAGCAAGTAGCTGTCAGAGATGAAATCATTGCCAAAGAGCAAGAAGGCGACAACCGCGAAGAGGAGCAATAGGACTATGTCAGACGTCCAAAACGATGCCACTCAACCCAAGGTGTACCATGATGTCATGGACGCCTCCGATGCCATTCTAGAACGCTGGAAAGACGCTGAAGAGCCATCTGAAAGTGAAGAACTAGAGGCGACTGATGAAACCCCCGAAGAAGAGACTATGGAGGATGAGTCAGATACAACTGAAGATGAACAAGAGTATGAAGAAGTAGAAGAGGATGACGAAGACCCTGTATCAGATGAAGCAACTGAAGAAGAGGATGAACCAGAGACAGATGAAGAAGATGATGCGACGGAAGTTACATTGTCTGAAGATGCTCTGGTCGAAGTCCAAGTCGACGGTGAAACACAACAGGTATCTCTGAAATCTCTTAAGCGACTACATGGTCAAGAAGCATCTTTAACACGTAAGTCTCAAGAAGTTGCTGCCAGACGCAAAGAAGCCGAAGAGGCTTTGGGTAAGGCAGACATCAGTTATCGAAAGTTACTTGAACGAGCTGAGAGCCGAATTAAGCCTTATCAAGAGGTAGACATGCTTGTCGCTAGTCGACAGATGTCCACTGAGGATTTTGCTGCATTTCGGAAGGAAGCTAAAGCAGCTGAGGATGATCTAAAGTTCTTAAAAGAGGAAGCTGAC